CGGACTCAAGTTTGGGATTCTCGCCATCATCGAGGCATATAGGCAGGACATAAAGATCGTCACCGACAACCCATACGTCTTCGGCTCGTTCGCGATGGTCGACGGCAAGTGGAAGACGAAGGCGGAATCCAACAAGGAGCTCCTTGAAGAGGTCCGCAAGATGTTCTCCGCCTGCAAGGGTACTGAGGTGTCGTACGAGCCGTCCGACGCGAATCTTACCCGACTGCGAGACACCATCAAGAAGCTTGGTAGGGAGCGACTCGCGAAAGCATAAACCGATGAGCCAATGGCAACACCTGGCAGAGACGGTACTAAAAAGGACAGAAACGCTGCCCTCTGAGTATCAGACGCGTCTCAAGTTTGAACTCAAGGAGATCGACAAGCAAGGGGCCAACGATTACTGGCTCGGCGTTATCAGATCCGGCAAGAAGTTCGACACGAACCCGAACGGCCTCGTCCTCCCTTTCGTCCTCGGCATTACCCCAGTCGATCCCATCAAGGCGCAGAGCAATTTTGTCATAGACAATACGGGAGAACCCGGCGAAATCGCGGAGATAACCCTAGATAGCGGGGAGACAGTCTCAGTACCTGTACAGGCTTTTGTAAGGTCAAAAAGCGGGCCTATTCTGGTCAAAGACCTTCAAATTGGCGACGAGCTTGTATAGATAAAGATGTCTCAAGTCCCTCTCCGTAACTACCCCAAAATTGTATCTATGCTTTTTGCACCAACGTCTTATGCATGGTAATTTGCGCAAAGTTGATTCCCACATACAGTTCCCGCGTACATCGAGGTTATTAGGCCTTTTACTAGAGATGTATTTATGATACTTCACCTCTAATACCAATTGGCCATTGACTATTACATCCGGAACATATGCAAAACCGTTATCCAACTCTATGATAAACGGTTCATATTTTAATTCGTGCACGTCTGGCATCTTACAAAGCATCCTAATAACATGAGATTCAAGCTGTGATCTGACGCAGAAATTTCCAAGTCTGGTAGCAATCTTCATTCTGCCAGGTGACGTCTTCACATGATTTTGAGCACACTTTCTCGATAAGTAAAGCCTATAATCGCCATACTTTCTATTTAGCGTCTCAATGCGACACTTGTTCGATGCTGGATTCTGAATGGAATAGCGAACGCCATAACGCGAGAGATGTGTGTTCTCAACCTTTGATTTTACGCTATCGATGCCCATTATGTTCTTCACACCCAAACTGCGACGAATTGATCGCTGGTATCTTAAAAATCCGCTTCGGCTCTGCATATAATGTTTCGCACCGTAGCGTGCCTTGAATGTTTGCCTTCTCCGTTCGTCAATCTGCTTATAAACAAGATTCTTTCCCTTGTGTAAGCCGAACCGTTTCACAGCGCGCATTATGGATGATGTGCCGCAGCCGATGGACTCAGCAATTTGCCATAATGACATGTTCTTAGCGAGATACACGTATTTCAAACGTGCGCGAGTCATAGAATGCAAACTCGATGTGGATTTTGTGCCCATATAGGATATCTTTGATGAGAATCACGTCCATAAAAATCATTCAGGGGAAGATCCGGAAGGTCTCCTGTGGTGCTTACAATGTTAGTGGGGTTATAGTCCTTCCGCACATCGGAATCCCACACCGCATTGAGTACCACGCCGACCTTCCGGATATATAGATGTCGACCTGATGCCCATCGCGCGCCCGTACATTAAGCAATACGCCATCAAGAAGTACGGCGCTGAGAACGTCTGCAGCGTCGGTCTATGGCAGACTTACAACCCGAAGCTCGCACTTATAGATGCGGCACGGGCGCTCGGATCGGATACACACGAGATTTCCGACATCACCAAGGAGCTTCCGAACGAATTCGATGAAATGTCGCTTGAAGATGCTACCAAGGAATTCGACGACTTCGCTGCATACGCCATGGCCAACAAGCATATCGTGGACATGGCTTACCGGATCGTCGGCCGCGTAAAGACCGCTGGCGTCCATGCCGGAGGCTTAATCATATCCAGCGTCCCCATCCGGCAGCACATTCCGCTGATGAAGATGCGCGACGAATGGGTCTCCGCCTGGACTGAAGGGAAAAGCACGCAGCTCTCAAAGTTCGGCTTCGTCAAGTTCGACATGTTGGGTCTCAAGAACGTCCAGTACATGTGGAATGCCAAAAAGCTCATCAAGATGAACCGCGACGTCAGTGTAGACCTGGAATCGATACCGCTTGATGACGGGCCGTCTCTCAAGATGGCATCCGACCTCAAGACGGACAGCATCTTCCAGTTCGAAACGGATATCTCCAAGAGCATCTTGGCGAAGGGCGGAGTCAAGACTTTCAACGACCTCCTGATTTACACGTCCCTTGGTCGTCCCGGCCCGATGCCGCTAATCGACACGTACATCAAGCGCCGCGACGACAAGTCTCAGTCCTGGCGCAACGAAATACACCCGAAGATGGTCCAGATCCTGGAGGACACGTACGGGATCATCGTGTTCCAGGAGCAGCTCCAGAAGGTCTGGATGGACATCTGCGGGTTCACGTTCGCGGAATCAGAAGACGCTCGCAAGATCATAGCCAAGAAGTGGCAGGACAAGCTCCCGGCGCTCGGGCAGAAGGTCGTCATGGGAGCTGAGAGTACGCTGGGAGGCAAGAAGGCGGAAGAATTGTGGGAATCTATGGTCACGTTCGGCCGATATGCTTTCAACCTGGCACATGGAACCGCCTATACTCTCATAGCCTATAGGACGCTCTGGCTCAAGGCCCATTACCCTACGGAATGGTGGGCCGCCGTCATGTCTGACTGTCACCGCGAGCGCCTCGTCCGCTATATAGGCATCGCAAAGTCCGAGGGCGTCGAATTCGGCGTGCTGGATTGCTGTATACTCACGGAGAGCTTCACCGTCTCCGGCGACAAGGTCCTTCCAGGCCTCAATTCCATCAAAGGCATTGGCCAGTCGGCGAGGGACTTGGCCAAGAACAATAGACAGTATAAGGACATAGACGAGTTTATCGAGGTTAACGGAAAGGGCCGCGTCATCCTGGAGCGCCTCATCAAGCTCGGAGCCTTCGACAGAATCCACCCGAACAGGAAAGCGATCTGGCTGTGGTACCTCTTCAAGTACCAAAAGGAGAGGGAAACCAAGGAAATCGTGAGCAAGGCCTTTGCCTGGCCCGAGAATAAGATAACAGTGAAGAGGCAGGAACTGATAGCTGAATTCAGGAAGCTACATCCGAAGCGGAGTATCATACCACCCAAGATCGCGAACTGGTCCCCGAAGGTGGAACCGACGCTCAACGAGTTCCTAGAAAAGTTTAAGGACGACCGGTTTATGAACCGGGAAATCCTTCAGTTTGAGAAGGCCCACCTAGGATTCTATTGGACGTCACCGATGGGGCAGTTCAACCACAGAGGCAACACGATAGCCAGCGCTAAGATATCCGGTACGCTGGAATGCGTTGTCGAGGACGTAAAGACCAAGAAGTCTGAAAAGTCCGGTAATGAGTACGTACGCATGACGGTCACGGACGGCATCGAGACGGCCACGGTACTTGTCTGGGGCGATGACCTAGCCGATCAGTCGAATGCAGATGCCCTGGCTATTGGGAACGGAATCTTCATCAAGGTGAACTGGACAGACAAGTATCGCAGCTTCAACATCGCTTCGGGATCTGTAATCATCCCGCTCCGAAGGAAGTCCGACTCTGAGGAGCTACAGGAGCAGGAAGAACAGGAAGCGCAGGAAGAAAACCTAGAAGAAGTTGAGCCCAAGGAGACGTCAGATGCTCCTGCTCAGTAACGACGGCATCGTCTGCGATAAGTGCGGAAAGGAATTCAAGCGGAAGTTCGTTTATTATTCTGCGGAGTTCACGAAAGTGGGCGTGGACGCTGATGTCAAGAAGGCGGGCCCCGTCGACGTCGACAAGAAGTATCTCAACCTCGACATCTGTGAGGGGTGCTACGAGGGTCTGAAGGAAGCTTGTCTTGCCGTCATCAAAAGCAGGGAAAAGAAACCATGAGCGAACAGGACCTTCTCAATGTGACAATCGGCGACGAGGAGACGCAGGCTAGACCCGTCGAGTTCGATGAGGCTGGTCTGGCTATAATGTTTCACACGACGTGCCCGAAGTGCTCACAACTTATCGAGATCCCAAGGGTACACAAGTTCTCTTGCCAGAGTTGTGGCGTCCTGGGCTCAACGCCATTCGTACCAGTAGTAGTGCCGATCCCCAAACGTCTCATGACAGACGTCCCAGAAACGACGTCAACTGCGACTAACATTTCTGTCGTAGACGGTGCCGTCGTTATTCGGATGCCTGACAAGAACGTAATCGAGCAGGTTGTGCAGCAGGGTCCGATCATCGACCCCATCGTCGCTGGCACATTCTCGAAGGCGCTTATTGATTATTCAGTCAGACCCTTGTTGCAACCCGGCTACAACCTACCCACGTAATAAAATGCAAAGGGTTATTCTTGGAAGTGGACTCATAGGGCTTCTGGCTAAGGAAGTTTACGAGGATAGCTGCATCATCCCGTTCGGCAAGTCAAGGTACTTCGGATTCGCCCCTCCTCTGTCAGATGACTTCATCACCTGTTCCCCGTCCATAGACGCGTTCATGGCTGACAAGTTCGGCTGTAGGACACCGATCGCCTTCAAGCGTGTCATGTCCCTCAGTGGCATGCTACATCCCATCACGAAGGACGCTACAGGCAGCGTCGTCATGGGCGAGTATCTATCCAGGATCTATGGCCAGGCGCCACCCCCATATGCCACAGACCTCGTGAAGGGAGATTCGTTCATCCATGCCATGTCTGCTCAGGACATTTACAAGCGGCTCATTCAGAAGAGAATCGATGAGATAAAGTCATCTACTGAAAAGTTTGGTAGCGTCGTTTCGATCTCGCCGAATATGATCAAGTGCGACCGTGGAGAGATCCCGTTCGAGAGTGCCATATCAACGATCCCACTCAATACGCTACTGAAACTCGTTGGGAAGCAGATACCGCTGAAAGCCAGAAGCATAGACTATTACTACATCAGGACGACGTCGCTCGATTTTGAAGGCGCCAACCAAGTCCTGGTCGCCGATCCGTTCATCGACTTCTTCAAGGTGAACAAGCTAGGGCTTTATGATTATGTCTTCTATTGCCTGAAGCCGATCCCGAATCCATATCCATACTTCGGCGCATTCATTAAGAGGTTCGAACTAGCTGCGCAGACGTGTATCGACATGGCCATTCCGATCCCCTGCGAGAACGGGATGCCTCCGGGTATCTCCTGGCTCAAGGACGAATATGGCATCGACTGCGTTGGTAGTAATGCTCAATGGGATGACTTTATGGATGTGAGTTCATGCATCAAGAAACTGTTGGGTCTGACTGGATAGGTCCTGAGGAGGGCTTCTTGTTCACACTCCCAACAAACAAGCCGCGACATCAGATGACCCTGAAGGAGAAGAAGGCTGAGCAGATCAGCCGCCTTCATGACGTCTGCCTCGTCTGTACCATGTGTCCGCTTGGTCGGGAGATGCACAGGGACGGGTTCCGTCAGTTCGACCCGCACGTCTTCAGCAACATGCGGGACGCGAAGATCATGGTGGTCGGTCAGAACCCGGGCGTGAACGAATGCATGAAGGGAGAGCCGTTCGTCGGAGACGCCGGCGCGAACTTCGACGACGCTCTGACCTCCAATGGTCTGATTCGCGACAGGTTCTATATCACTAACACGGTCCACTGCCACACGCAGGATAACCGCGCGCCGACTCCGGACGAGATCAAGGCCTGCTCGAACTTCATCGCGATGGAAGTGAGAATCCTTGAGCCGGTCTTCATCATAACCCTCGGCAGCGTCTCGTTCCTCAGACTGTGCCCGAACGACGACTACACAACGTCGCTGGGAAGCTTCAAGAAGTCGGTATTCGGCATCAACGTCATGCCGATCTACCACCCGTCGCCCAGGAACCTGTCGGACGAGCACAGGAGGGCGCGATTCCTATCAGACATGAAGAATATGTGCGAGCTCGTCAGGAGGCTTGACAAGAAATGACTAAGAAATGTCCCAAATGCGGATCAACCGTCAGTGTTCAAAGGGATGACGGCAATATGGACATGCACGAGTATTACTTCTCCTGTTGCAAAAAGCACTTCTGGGAAAGTCTGAGACCTCGCGGGTGGTGGGAGGAAGTAGTAGGCGGGGATCTGATACCCGTGGAGAAACGTCATGCGGAAGAAGGCAAGATGGCGTAGCCCTTCTTGGACTTTACGAGCTTCTCACCCCTCGCCTCGACGTGCTTCCTGAGCTTGCCGACGAGTGTGCTTGCAAAGCAGGGTCCGAAAATCTCCATAAGCTCGTGGGTCTGAAGGCAAGCTTCCGCGGATTTCAGTGCAGTACATAAGTTATCAAGCTTCGACGCGGGATATTTGTCGTCCTTTTTAGCTGGTCTGGATCCGATGAGTTCGGCGATACGCTTTCTGAGCTCCGGGCTTATGCTATTTAGCCCGTGACAGGAGCTTCTAACGAATGAATCGTCTAGGATCAGAACTGGAAACGGGCGCATAGGAGTGAAATACCATGGCAGATGCATGTCTCTACTGCAACAAGCAAGAAGATCTGAAGGTCCACATGACCGTAGACATTGACGGCGTACAGGTTTCCGTCGTTATGTGCGAGACACACCAGAACAACACAAACATGTCGGCTATCAAGAAGGCGTACCAGAAGAAGCTCAAGGCTATCGAGAAGGTCAAGGAAATGGCCAAGCTGCTTGGCCTCAACGTTGATGAGATCAAGAAAGCGCCTGCGCCGCAGGCTGCGACGGCATCTGTAGCGGCGCAACCGCAAGCCGTTATGCAGCGGCAAGAGATTCAGAAGTCTACAGCGGACACAACGGCAGTTGCTGTGCCTAGGTCCGCAACGGCGAACGTCCCTGACGATGTAGAGGCCCCGAGAGGTGCTTCCTATGCAATAGACGGCAAGGCGCCCAAGGTATTCAAAAAGAAAGAAGCCACCTTCGAGAGGTCGTCGGACGGCATGCCCATCAGGGTCCCAGAAAGGATCGTTAGCGAGGCTGGGACGACCAACATCGCTGTCATACAGGGTGAGGGCGACCAGCAACTGCAGAGACGCCTGAAGGACCTCAAGGCTGCGCTTGATAGGGATCCCAACGCACACATCTTCGGGCGTGACGGATATACAATAACGGATTGTACGTTCTGTAGTGGAACGGGGCGTGCCAAGATCGGCGACCAGCTGTGTCCGAAGTGCAAGGGGAAGGGTTGCGTCTAGAGCTGTGCGCGGCCCTTCCTCTGGTGTGGACCGTAGCGTCTCGGGCCTTTCCGCGGCGGCCCCGCATCGCCACCAGCCACGTCTCCGCCCAGCGAGATTCCCTGCCCTATCTTGCCTTGCGTAGCGCCCAGAGGTGCGTTGAAGAAGACGCGGTGGCGAGGCTTGAGCGGCGTGTCCTGGTTCCCGGAGCGGATCGGCTGCATCCTTTTACTAGCTGTCGATGACCGAGCCGGGTCCTGCATCTTCTTGAAGTAGCGCAGACCCATGCCCTGCATGATGTCTTCGGGTTCGGCGGATTCCAGGCTGACGAGCTTCACGCTTCAGGCCCCATCTCAGCCGCGATTTCTCCCGGCTCTCGAGCAATGTGACCGCTTACGTTCCATTTCTCAGCACCCGGCACGGGCTCATGACCAGGGATATACGGGTGCTGCCCCATGAAGTCCTTAATAATCTCGCCATAGGGCTTGCTCGTCAGGTCGAATTCCTTGTCGTCCGGGTCGTATATCTTGCCGACCTTGGGGTTCGACATGGCGATCTTTTTGTCACCATCGAGGAAGAGATAAAGCGGACCATATTCAAGGTACAACTTAGCGTATTTTGGATCTTGTAGGTCCCACTTCGTCCCCTTGCTGTGCTTGACAACGTCATCGACGTCAGTCAGCTTGATCACGGACAATCCGGAGGTTTCTGTGCCGCTGATAGACGTCTTTTTCCCCGGAACTAGTTTCTCGGGTCTGGATGGTTCCATTTCGCCAAGCTCTGGGAGCGGTATATCCTCGCTAACAACGTCCACATCTCTCTCGCGAATTGTGCTCTCTTCAATCTTGGCAAACGGCTCGCTGCCACGGGTCACCGGCTGAGGCGCTGGGCCGCCGCCGGTCCAGGGTGGCTCCTGGGACATCTTGTGCTTGTCGGCATTCGTCGTGACGTCGACGAGCTCCTCAAGCCTCGGGTTCCAGCCGGCATCCCTCTCGCCCTTGACCTCCTTGAGGACCTTGTCGAGGCTCTTGAGAGCGAGCTCGCGATCTTCCTTGGGAATTCCCATGGAGCGGAGCTCTGCGTCCAGGGCGATCTTGAACGACGGATCGTCGACGTATTTGTAGGAATGGACCTTGTAGAAAGCAGCCGACAACGAATCTGAGAACTTGCTCTCAGAAATCGCCAACTGGTACATATCATCGACGCTTTCCCACTGATATTGGAAGAAATGCGACGATTCCCGCTTCTCGTGAGGCGGCTTGTGATAGCTGAGCCCCAGCTTTGCGTCTTGCTGGAGCATGTTCTTGACGGCCTCTGAGAGAAGCTTTTCGTCGCTATTCATATCAGTCTCCATGAAATGATCTGCCCATATCTTTGAGGAACACATGACAAGGCAATTCATGCTGCGGCAGTTTGATGTGGTACAGCTCACGAAGGTGGACAACGTGAAGTATTTATCTGGGCCCAAGGGAAGATCCGCGACGCCCAAGGGAAACTGGACAGTCATAGGGTTCATAGAGAACGATGTTGTAATCGAAAGGGATAACACCGTCGTCAGGATGCCGGCGAACGACGTCGTGCGCATTGCAGCCTATGACATCCAGACTGTTATGGATGCCGTCAAGCGGGCCAAACCGAAGTTCTAAGTATCTAACAGGCCATGGAGGGACTATGACTAAGGAAGACGAAAAGAAGCCCGTCAAGCCGGAGCCTGTCAAGCCGGATGTCAAGCCGGATACCAAGCCGGAGCTCATCAAGCCGGAGCCTGTCAAGGAGCTGAAGAAGGACGCAGGAGAGGAACTGCTCAAGGCGGCATGGAACGAGGTCGACAAGAAGTTCGGCAAGGGCTCCGTCATGCACGGGAAGAGTATCGTGCAGGACGTGCAGGTCATTCCTACCGGATCCATCCGACTCGATATTGCGCTCGGCGTTGGGGGCCTTCCGCGCGGCAGGATCGTGGAGATCTTCGGGCAGGAATCCTCAGGCAAGACGACTCTCCTGCTTGAAATCATCAAGAACGTACAACGGGTCGGTGGTCGCGGCATGCTTATCGACGCCGAGCATGCCGTTGATGCGGATTATGCCTCAAGGGTCGGCGTCAACATCGACAAGCTTTATCTCAGCCAGCCGGACAGCGGTGAACAGGCGCTCGAAATCGTGGAGACGTTCTGCAAGACGAACGCCCTCGACATCATTGCCGTCGACTCTGTTGCCGGCCTCGTGCCGAAGGCGGAACTCGAAGGTGATATCGGCGACCAGGTCATCGGCGCATTGTCAAGGCTCATGTCCCAGAGCTTGCGGCGACTGGCTAGCGTCGTAAGCAAGTCGAAGACGTGCCTCGTGTTCACAAACCAGATCCGTGAGAAAATTGGGGTCATGTTCGGCAACCCGGAGACGACACCCGGAGGACGCGCTCTCAAGTTCCATTCGTCTGTCCGCTTAGAGATCCGACGCGTCCAGACGATCAAGCACGGGGATGTCGCAATTGGAAACCTGGTCAGGGCGACAGTCCAGAAGAACAAGGTTGCACCGCCGTTCAGGAAGGCAGAATTTGAGATCATCTTCGGTAAGGGCATCCGCGGTGCCAAGTGCCTCCTGAACCTCGGTGAACAGTGCAAGCTTATTGATAGATCAGGCACCTGGTTCTCGATCAAGGGCAAGAAAATCGGGAATGGCGAAGACCAGGCCGTGGAATGGCTCGAGAGGAGTCCGCTGGTCGCGGCGGAAATCGACACAGCGATCAGGCGTATGTTCCTCAACAAGGATATTATCGTGGAGAAGCAGGCTGACGACGAGCCACAAGAGGTCTGATCCTGGCCATCCGGGTCTCAAAGATAATCCCGGACAGTCGAGGATCAGTCAATGGCAAACACGGCTCCGACATACCAGGTCGATGATCTGATCTACCTCAGGTCGTCCGCTCAGATTGGATTCCTGGAATCGTACCGGATAAGTCAGATCGTCCAACGGAACAAGAACGAGTATCTCTACAAGATCGACGTCGTGAGGAAGGCACCCCTGGAACAGGCCGTCGGAGATAGAATCAACCTCAAGAGTCCTGCAACGATGGTATTTAGTGAGGACGAGCTGCTGACGTACTGCGATGCACAGACTCTAGTCGTCTACTTCCTGGAACGCCGCCTGGCCCAGGAACGTGCAAGGCTTATAGCGCGGTGCCCAACCGGTAGCGAGGGAAGCGGGTAATGGTCCAGAACATTCACGAGGCGGAAGGACGAACGTTCGGCGAAAATGAAGAACTTGCCATCATCTCACTAGCGTTTGATATTCCAGAGTTCTTCAGTTCGGTCGTTCCCTATCTCAAGCCGGAACATTTCAAGTGCCTTCCGGCGAAGTTCGTCTTCGCCATAGTTCAGAAGCTCATCGAGAAGCACAGGACGATTCCGACACGCGGCATCGTCAAGGACATCGCGCTCCGCAACCTCACGACGGACGACGACTATGAGCCCGTACTTGAGCTCATAGGGCGGACTTCCGACCCAAGGGAAGTCCCGTCCGTCAAAAAGGTCGTAATCGACTTCGCGAAGCAGCGGGCGTTCAGTCAGCTCTATACGAAGGACGTCATGGAGGCCGTCGGAAGAGGCGATTACGTCAAGGTCGAAGAGGTCATCGAGGATGCCAAGAAGATCACGGACGTCAGCCGTGCCGGGATCTGGTTCTTTGAGCGCATCAACGACATCTTCGCGGACGAAGCAGAAATCAAGTACACATCCGGCTTCCCCAAGCTCGACAGGCTGATTAATGACGGCGGCCCGACGAAGGGCGACGTCTTTATCTGGATGGCTCCCACGAACGTCGGCAAGACATTCATGTTATGTAACACGGGCGAGGCGAATGTCAGGGCCGGTAAGAACGTGTTGCATATCTCGCTCGAAGGAGACATCCGCAAGACGCAGATCCGGTACGCCGGCGCGTTCACGAACATTCCTGTCGTGACGAGGATGCACCGCGAGGCGAACCGCATCGCGATCGAATCCGTACTCCATCGTTGTTCGGCTCATTACGATGCGGAGCTCGTCCTCTACAAGTTCCCCGCGGACGAGATTGACATCAACGTCATCCACCAGATTATCGACTTCCTGCGCAGGAACAAGGGGTTCAACCCGGAAGTCGTAATAGTCGATTACCTGGAGCTGATGGTCTCGCGCAACAAGTTCTATAATAGGGATGACTATACCAGACAGAAGGCAGTTGCCACGGAGATCTGCAACCTGGCCGACAAGGAAGCTGTCACCATCTTCAGTGCCACGCAGACGAACAGATATGGATTGTCCGAGGAAGAAAACAATAGTGGTAATAAGAAGGGCCACAACAATGCCGACAAGGGTGCTCGCGTCGTGGATCTCGATAAGATTGCTGAATCGTTCGGCAAGACAATGCCCGTGCACTACATCGTCAGCATAAACCAGACAAAGAACGAATACGAAGTGGGGTACAATAAAGATAGGACCGAGAACGTCGCTGCCAGGGCGAGGCTGTTCATCGCCAAGAATAGGAACGGTCCCAAGGGAGAACAGGTTCCGATCCGGATGAATCACATAACCATGAAGGCCCTCCAGGAGGAGCCAGCCGTCAACATCACGACGGTGGGCGGCAACTAATGCCAACCTACAACTATCTCTGCGAACACCACAAGACTGCAGATGGAGGGGATTTCGTCTTCGAAGTCAACCACGGCATGAGAGAGAAGCCGGAGGTCCTGTGTCCGCAGTGTAACAAGCCCTGCGAGAGGACCTGGCTGGGGATGACATTCCAATTCTATTTCCCAGGCAACGGGATGGTCAGAGACAAGGCTGGTGCGAGACGGGACATGAACCTCCACCACCTCACTCGGAATGACCCCTACGCATACATGCGACAGAAGGGCGAAAGGCGCGATCTCATGGATAAGCTGCGTCGGGCCGGAAAGCACCAGACGAACGCAAAGACGATTGCGACGCATGGGATCAAAAAGTAGTATCTCACCTTCGTGAAGCATGCCTTCGTAATGTACGATTATTCCCGCGAACGGAACCCCAAGCCACTCATGGCCGCATTCCTGGGAGATTCCGGCGTCAGCTTCTATCCGATGTTCCTCCATGGGAAGAACCTACTTGAGGTCTACAAGAACATAGACGCGTGCCGTAACGAATTCGCAGGAAGCAAGCTGCCACTCGTCCTCGTGAACGACTTCAAAGCCTACCTCGATTTCATAGATCCTAACGAGACAACTATCTTCAACGCCTACGACTATAGCCTGAACAAGCAACCAAGATATGGCAAATTAGAGGAGTTAGACGCCAAGAAAATCTGCGCGAAGGCGCTCCTAAGCATCAAGGACGTCGCGCCCGAGAAATGGATGCGGATCCTTGCCCGCGCATCCGTCGTCTACCACTTCATACAGAAGCGCGGCGTCATGAACGGACACTTGCGCGTTCACCCAATCTATCTGCTCAACACCGTTAGCGGAAGGTCCAAGTCGGTCGGGTTCAACGTACAGGGGACTGATGACAGCTATGACATAAAGCCGGTCTCCGAAGAACGGAACCTCATGGTCCACATCGACTGGGTTGCGGCAGATATGAGGGCCGCTCAGATTCTAAGTAGGGATGAGTTCCTTGCAGAGTCATTCAAGAAGTCCGATCCATACGCCGTCATGGCTGGCACGAATAGCGGCCTGACGAGGGATGACTGTAAGGGCATGATGATCCGCGCCCTATATGACATGGACGTCGACAACCCAGCCCTGCAATTCTATCCGCAGCTCCATCAATGGATCGGAACAGAGCGTGACAAGATTAAGTCCGTTGGCTTTACGGAATCCGCACTCGGCCGCCGATTCATGCTCAAGAGCGGCGGAGACGAGCTCCATAACATGCGCAGCGTATTTAACGCGGCGATCCAGGGGACTGTGGTACATGCCATGCAGTGCGCCCTATGGAAGCTCCACGAGGGGATGCCGGATGACATCATGACGGAGATGCACGACGCCATAACGTTGTCCGCAGATAGATATACGCTCAAGACGGCAATAGAGGCAGGCATTGAGACTATGCTCCACCCGTTCAGTGGCATCTTGGACGATAACCCCGCGTTTCCGCTACGAGTATACGTCGGCAGGAAATGGCGCAACTGGAAGCTCCTGAAGGAAGTCCGATGACCGAGTCACATAATAAGTGGTTCGACGCCAACATTGAAGATGACGTGGCCAAGGCCGTCATCCGCGTCCAGATCAAGCTGGCAGATGGTACTACCTTTACTCGGGACTTCCGCCCCGACGTTGACATAAACTACGACGCCCTCGAAGACCAGCTGGCGACCATCCCGAGCACCTACGCCTATTGGGCAATGGTCATGAGCGAGCAGAAGATGATTGTTGGAATGCTGGAGCGAAAATCGAAGCATCGCAGGTCCGTCGTCGCCAAGACCATCATAGACACGGCGAAGGCAAGTGGAATATCCCTCCGCGGCACTGATATTAAGGAACTAATCGAGTCAGACCCCACTCTCGAGCAGATAGAGGCTGAACTCCTCATCGCACAGAGGTCTGCCGGGAAGCTCTGGAACATAGTAGAAGCCCTGAGGATGAAGTCAGAGAGCCTAAGGTCTCTGGCAGGATTCAAGAAGCAGGAGATGAGGGACACTCAGGATGTCTGACGTATTTTATAAATTGCTACCAAAAGGCACCATTAGGAGAGACGCGATGTCCATTATTCCTCCGGATGAAGACATCCAGAAGATCCGCAAGCGGATGCTCGAAAAGAAGGGATCCGGCGCGAAGGACCCCAACGAGTTCCGCTTCCCGAAGGTGAGCGCGAACGAAAAGGTTACCATCCGGTTCCGCATCATGCCCCCTACTGAGAGCATGAGCGGACTCTGGTTCTACGTGAACGGGGCGCACTTCATCAACAGCAAGAAGCTGGAATGCCCCCGCATCCACGAGAACGAGGAGTGCCCGCTCTGCGCACTCGGTTTCGACCTGATGCAGGACATGGACAAGGCGAAGCGGAGCGAGATCGCGAGGAATTATCTCTCGCGGAAGTACTACGCCGTCAACCTCTACTTCCCGCCCTACAAGGACACGCCGGAGGATCTCCGCGGCAAGGTCATGTGGTGCAACCTCTCGCAGACGCTGTACGACAAGTGCGAGGAGTGTATCATGGCGGATGGGCCGGGTGACGGCGACGATCCGCATGCGTTCGGCAACTTCTTCAGCATCAAGGAAGGGTACGTCTTCCAGGTCACCATCAAGCCGAAGGGGACCGGGAAGCAGACCTATAACGACTACGGCGAATCGAAGTTCCTCGTAGCCACGAAAGGTCCGCTCAACAAGGACCCCGCCAAGATCAAGGAGATCCTCGACAAGCGGCATGACGTGGCGACGAAGTTCGCCAAGCGCGACATCAAGCTGCTCGACACAGAGGTCGCTCGCATCCTCAAGCGCGACGGCGGTGGCGGTGATGAAGCTGGTTTCACCGAGACCGTCAGCGCGTCGAGCAAGACAGAGGAAGCGCCGGTCGAGGTCGAGGAGCCACCGGCGACATCCGCGAAACCGGCACTGGCTAAGCCCGCTCCAGCGAAGCCTGCCCCGGCTGCTGCGAAGCCCGTACCGGCGAAGCCCGCTCCAGCGAAGCCCGCACCGGCCAAGCCGGCAGAAGAGGTGCCTGAGGAGGTCGAAGAGACGCCGACCGAGGCAGCACCTACTGAAGAGGTCGCAGCCGATGCCCCCGCTGAGGGTAACGCCGTCAGCGACGAGGAGCTCAAGAGCCTTCTCGACGAGATCAAGAAGACACCCCAGTCGTAACAGGAGCGGGCGCGGCCGGAAACTGCCGCGCCCGTTTCGTATGAAGCACATGTTAATAGACGGCAAGAACTCATTGTATAGGGCGCTGTTCGCTGGCGCAGCGGATAAGAAGTTTCAAGCATCCGGCCAGCATCCTTTCATTATCTTCACGCACTTCGCACACTATTATTACGACTTGTATAGGCCCAACGAGATTCACGTATTCTGGGACGACAAACAGAAGGATCTCTGGCGCAAGAAGACATATCCAGCCTACAAGGATGGTAGAGTTGACAGATCTGAGAAGCATGGTTTCAACGTTGAAGACGCCATGCAGAATATCGAGGACGTGGCGAAAGCTATCATCCCGGAAATGGGGATGCGGATGTACTCGAAGGACATGATGGAGGCAGATGATCTCATCTATGCCTTCGTACAGACTCTCGCACCGGACGACAAGGCGATCATCGTATCAAGCGATGGCGATTTCATACAGCTCGAAAGCGGGAACGTAAAGATCTTCAACCCCATGGGGAAATCGAAGCGATATAAATACCCAGTCCTCATGAAGTGTCTCATGGGAGACAAATCGGACAACATTCCAGGTTATCGTGGTATCGGCCCCAAGAAGGCAGAGAAGCTATGTGAGGACTCCGACGCCCTGTTCAAGTTCATCAAGGCTCAGCCCCAGACCCTAATCACCAACAGGCAGCTTATTGACATGTCGAAATGCCCCTGGGCCGAACAGAACATCGAATATGTCAAATTAGCACACCGTCGCAAAGTTCATTTCGACCAGGCCGCCCTAGAGGAGATAGCCATCCGGATGAAGGTTAGGGGGCTTGTTGCCGGTATGCATAGGTACATCCTGCCATTCAAAAATCTTGTACCGAAGTAAGGAGCACATAAATGGCAGTCCACGTTGCTAGGATAGGAATAGTACCCATCTCGCAAATCGGCACCGTCGTCGACAAGAGGACGGCCACGACCGGGGAGATGATGACCGCGAGCTCGGAACAGCGCGTCCTGGTAGATGACGCTATCCCCAACACAGCGGGTAACCCGACCATCAAGACGTATATCGAAGCGGAAGATGTCGGCGGTTATAAACTGGCCCATCTCGATCAGACTTACGTGATCACCCAGACGTAGCGATCACCTCATCCTCTTCGAGAACACCGTACCATGTGGAGAAATCCCGTGGTGCGGTCGTATCTCTCGATGTATATAAGGTTATATGAGCGACGCCTGGAAAAAAGCGGAACGCAAGGTAGCGAAGCGGCTCAGTGCCTGGGCCTGCAAGGACGAGAACGCCCTGAGGCGGATGCCCCTCCAGGGAAGGATGATGGAGGAGTACCTCGGGGACATCATCGTCAACGAGACGGCTTCGGAAGACGTCAGGAAAGACGCAGCCGAATTCATGAAGCTGGTCATGATCGACGTGAAGCGGCGCGTGGGTGCGACCAAGACCGGCTGGCACTTCGAACAGCTCCTGACAGCGCCGAAGCATCAAATCATTAAATGGTGGAACAAGCTCGAGAGCGCCGCAAAGAAGTACAACAAGGCCGCTCTCATGATCCTGACGAAGGGCGACGGCAGATGGTTTATTATCCTGGATCACGAACTGTACAGGAAGATAACATACCGCTTGTGCAATCAAGAGCACTCAAAAGTCCCGCAATTTCTGGGGATTCATCTAGCAAAAAATGACTTAGTGGCATGTGAATTCCAGGAGTTTCTGGAAATCGTGCCTGCAACAGTATTGAAGGAAACCATATGCCCTGCGGCGCCTGCGGTAAAAAGCATCAACAGTACGTGACGGGAGCAGGCCCTACTCAGAGGACGATTCCGGTCCATATGGTTCATCGGTGTCCCAAGTGCAGCTGGCCCATGAGGCGAGCGCACAGATATGACCAGGTCAAGAGGGTCGTGCAGCTTACTCTCATTTGTACCAACACAAAATGCAGATTCATACAATCCTAATTTGGGTGGCTGCCGCGATCGCTGCAGAGGCAGCCACAGAAATCGTAGTAGAGTCAAGCCTCTTCTTACCAGTCAGATCAAAGGCGGCAAGATATAGCAGTTTCTTCGGCGAACTGTTCTCGTGTGGATATTGCTTCTCCGTCTGGGTCAGCGCAAGCATTGCTTGGGTACTCCCGGGAAGTATCTTAATGGGAGAGACCATCGCCGTAGTCGTCGCGAACGTTCTGATCAAGACACTAATCATCCACAGAGCGTCCAATGTCTTTCATGGGTTCATCATCCGCGTCTGTAATAGGCCGCCGAAGGAGCATGTCATAACGATTTTGAGGAATGAAAGTCATGGCGAAACAGGAACGAGTGAAGCTAATAGAAAAGGTCAAGGTGACCAACAAGGCGGAACTGGAATCGGCCCTGAAACCCTTCTTACCAGGAAGCAAGAGCCTGATCCGGGAATCTCTCCTGGAGGGGTTCAACATAGTCAAGAATCGTAAGGAATACAACGAGAAAGCAGGGCGCAACTTCGATCCAGATACGATGCTTTGTTGGGTTGACAAGCTCATCGATCAGCGCCTCGCCGGCAAGCGGCGCGGACTCTCCATCGCCTGGGAGTTAAGCGACGGTAAGTTCAAGTTCGACCCGTGGACAGGCGAGCTGCTGAGCTCGGGAGGATGACATGACAGTTGCTAACATGCTGAAGAACGTCCAGGTTGATCTGGCGCAGTATGCACCCATCAACACATGGAAGCCGGGCGTCGGCGATGTCATCATCTGGCACGGATTCTTCACGCATTGGTTTGGTATTGTCAGCCAGATCCAACCAGACGGTAGCGTCTGCGTCATAACTTCAGGCCTCCCGCTTACACTGTTCACGATGAATCAGGATACAATGAAGAAGTTTGTAAAGACCGTCCACTTTACCAGAATTCACGCGTCACGCGGAGGCGAATGGGCCGTAGCCCAGACTAGCGGCGGCACCACAACATGGTACGTATGACACAAACCCCAGAAGTTCTGCCCTACCCGGTGATCCAGCCTTACAAGAAGGTCCCTGCTATCAAGGGACAGCTCTGTTATTTCATCCGGCCGTATCCGATGGAAGGCATAGCCATCGTCATCTTCACGACAGCTGGTAAATTCTTCGTCAAGGCTGGAACGTTCGGCGGCAAGTTACTTGACGTGGCGAAGCTCAAGAAGGGCTCGACAGAGTCCATCATATTCGCCACGATTGTCCCGAAAATCATTCCCATCATGCGATATGTCAGAATCCCCCAGGCGGAATACTATTTTAGCGACGGAAAGCTCGTCGACGTAAGGTTGTCCGAGAGTAAATTCATCGGCCCGGGGATGCTCAAGGACATTTTCAACAAGATGGTTCCAACCCAGGAAATCCTAAAGATAGCACAGGTCACGGACACGGAGATCGTCGGTGCATCAGCCATTCTGAAGCCATCTACGTACAAAGTTATGGAGGTAGAAGACAAAGTTGCTCCGCTTTACTGCAAGACATGAAGCTCAAAAGCCTCTATACGAGCATTGCCGGCGTTAACATCATGAGGCCATTGCCCATATTCGGTGAGACGGTAGACAGTCCTAAGCGCGCCAAGAAGAGGAAGCGCGCCAATAAGCGTAGATAGTTTCATGCAGCTTATTGAATTCGTCAACCCCAATCCACACAGTGTTCACCTCGTAGGTCCGGACAAGAGGGTCGTGGTCATAGGTGGTCGCAGGAAAGCCGTCTTGCAGGATTGGTTCTCCAGATACGCACCAGCCCTCATAAGACCGGTTAGACCCATCAACACACCACAGACAGTCAATCATCAGTCGGTTCCACAGATAATCACTCGGCAGCAACCAACGAAACTCAAGCCTTCAACGGAACAGCGTCGTATCGAAGTGCGACGGATACCGCCGCGCAATCCTGTCCAGCCTCGTGTGATCCAGGTGCCGAGATCCGTTGCGGTTACGGTAAAGAGTCAACTGACGGGTAGGAAGCAAATTATTGGCCACACAAGGCTGACAAACGATCACGCGACAAAGTTCTTCAGGTCCATCCTGCCGCTTAGCCGCACCTGTATGTCAAACGATGTCGGTATCGGCATCCTAAGCTTCAATCGCCTTCACTGTATCCAGCGCCTTCTCGATTCCATCTTCAAGTTTACGAACCTACAGCAGACGACTATATTCGTCAGCGATGAATCTACGGACGCCAGCGTCAAGGCATGGCTCAGGACTGTCGACTGGATCGTACTGTTGGATAACGCAGAAAGACTCGGAGTCGCGGGGAACGCCAACAGGCTCATGCAATGTCTTGAGAGGTTCAAGCACAAGGTCCTTCTTAATGATGACGTGGAGATCGTGGCTCGTGGCTGGGAGACAGCGTATTCCAAAGCCATAACCGACACTGGATATCATCATTTCTGTTACAGGCAGATCGGCGTTTATGGAGCGTCGCCGCACGACCATGCGGAGAACAAGGTGGGACATTCGCTGGTAAAGACCATTCGCGAGAAGCCGCACGGCGCAGTCATGGCATTCGACGACACCGCGTTCAAGAAGGTTGGCTTTTTTGACGAGTCCATGGGCTTCTACGGAATGGAGCATGTTGACTGGTCAAACAGAGTATCTCTTTCCGGAATCCAACCGCCAGGATACCACGACGTCGCAGGGTCTGATGGGTACTTCAAGATCCACAGCGAACAATCCGCTATGGAGGATAGGGGTCAGCACTTCCTGAAATCGCGTGAACAGTTTAACCAGTTCAAGGACAACAAGGCGCGCATCTTCATAGACAAGTCACAAAAGGCAACCATACCCGGAGTCAGCTGCATTATCCCATGTCGGGGTTCTGATAGGATTAGGTCCATCAACGCCGTCGTCGCATGCGTTAAGGCACAGGATTTCCCTGTCATAGAGATCATCGTCGCAGAGGAGGATGACGCGGAACGGATCAGAACCGACCAACTCGCCGTCAAAGTATTCGTCAAATGCAAGCCGGGACTAGCATTTAATAAGGCTGCCGCCTTCAACAAAGCAGCCGCAACAACGAAGCACGACACCCTGCTTCTCCAAGATGCGGATATAATCTATCATCGCGGATACCTTAAGAAGATACGAAGCATCCTGGCCCAGTATGACGCTTGCCACGTCGGCAAGGACGTCATCTACATGGATGAGACGAGCACAGCAGCCATTGGAAACACCCTTCTTATCGGTGGCGAGATGCAATCCAGTAGCGTCGTAGGATATTTCGAAGGCGGATCACTCGCGTGTTCGAAGAAGGCATTCTTTTCCTGCGGTGGGTTTCTTGAGGGATTTGTGGGCTACGGATGCGAAGACTGCGACTTCTTCGAGAGACTCAAAGTGACTACGAAATTCAATGACGAGCGTACGGAAACCTTTATTCATCTCAATCATGGGCGCACGCAGGGATGGAAAGAGTGCCATAGTAGGAATAAGACGTTGCATGCATCCCTTCGTAGCCGCTTCGGCATTCCAGACCTCGTCAAGCACTGCATTGGCCGACTGAGAAATGATGGTTACGCCGACATCTTGGACGCACTACAAATCAAATGAGAATCCTAACGACACATAGACCTGGCGGAGCCTGGGCGTACATCACGGATGGATGGCTCAATGCCTTCAAGGCTGCCAACATACAATGTGCGCGGTGGGATGGGAAGCCCGAGTCCTGGAACTCATTCGACCCCGATTTTTACATCGGGTGTTCCGGGCACAGGCAACCCATTCCCGTGCAGCGTCGTGCGAAGGTGGCAATACACGTCAATCCATATGGGTCAGCTAGTATCCCAGGGATTGATGAGTCGAAGGACGCCATAGCCTGGACCAAAACCCAACGCCCGGATGTCGTCTTCGGGTATGGGCACGCCAGCGACGCGGCTTATTGGGACAAGTGGGCCAGAGAATTATGTCCCTGGATCCCTATGCCCACGGCAGGCGATTCGACGGTCTTCGGCCTGCACGGCGGAGGACGGGACATAGATGTGGGATACGTCGGCGGAAGATGGCCCTATAAAGCCAAGAACATCGACGCTTACTTGTTACCGGTCTTCCGGACGGTCAAGAGCGTTGTTTATGGCTGGGGCGGCTGGCCAGCTGGCGTCTCGCAGGGGCCTATCGATGAACCGAAGGTACCAGAATTCCTATCCAAGTGCAAGATTTGTCCCTGCATCGCGGAGCCACACACGACGCAATATGGCATCGACGTTCCGGAACGCGTGTTCAAGGTGACCCTATCCGGCGCACTGGCGATCCACGACCCGGTTCGCGGGCTCGAGAGATATATTCCATCCATCCAAATGGCGAAGGACCCAATGGATTTCCTGAGCCTCATCGGGAAATGGCTGGCGGCGAGCGAGGCCGAAAGGCAGGCAATGGCTTTCCGCCAGAGGCAAGAAGTCTTGGATGCGCACACTTACTTCCACAGGCTGGCGGGATTGCTGACTCAGGTGGGGTTCAAGTCAGAAGCATACATAATGCTTTACACCGCCGACTGCTTCAGGACTATGTGCGCGACGGGGTTTCAGGAGATGCTGGCGCGTCTTGCTTAACGTCGCTGCGCGATAATACCTTCTCAGCGATCTTCTTCAAATCCTCGGCCGGCACTTGCTCAAGCTTCACGCCTTCATCCAGGAATATAACGTCTGTCTTTGGCTTCCCTATGTTATCAAGGCATTGCTTCATTTGCATCCCAGCAGCCTTCATCCAGAACTTGACGTGCGCCGGGCTTAGTCTGTTCCTGAAGCTCTTGGGTATGCGCACGATGAGCAAGTCGCCGTCGTTCGGAGTGATCTTGGATATTTCGCTCTTCAGTAGGACCTTGGCGACTTCTGGTGTGGGTTCATTATTAACGATAGGAGGCTGCATTTTCA